CTAGACGAAGAGAAAGCCAGCGGGCCTAATTCGCTCATAGGGCGAAGGCGAGCTGTCTTTCGTCAGCATCCGACCCATTGCCATGATGAGCGCCACAGGGCCGTCGATCTTGTTCTCGGGTCTTTCCTTCCGTGGATAGACGTTATCCTTGGCATCAGTTTTGGCGACAACGTTCGACAACATCCACGTCATCGCCGGGTCGCCGTCGTGCGCGATCTTTCGCGAGCGAATCAGCCCTTCGACTTCCTTCAGCGGCTCCGACATGGTGTTGACGATTTGCCGATACTCTACGCACGGCACGCCGTGCCCAGATAATTCGGTCATGAGCATAGTGGCTTGCCACGGATCGAACGCAACTTCCTCAATTTGGAATTTGCTCGACAGATCGAGAACATCATCGCGGATACGGCCGAAATCAATCATGTCGCCTTCAGTGACGATCAGCCGGCCTTCCGTCGCCCATGTCTGATAGTGCTGGTTCTCACCCAGCTCGACGGTTTTTTCTGGCAGATACCAGCGACCGAAGCTTACGAAGCCACCGCCCTCCCGCCGGAACAGAATCACCATCGCGGCAATGTCCACCTTCGACGCCAGGTCGAGCGCGACGATGCACCGTTGCCCGGCGAAATCATCGATCGTCATTTCCGGGTCGGCCGACTCGTGCCAGCGCTGGATATTGAAGTAGGCTTCGCGGGCCTGCACCCACTCATTGAGGTGCTTCGTCTTGAACGCCGAGACCTTGCGGGCATTGTTCACCGCGTCCCGCTGCGCTCGCAACAGGAAGTCGGCTTTCACCGAAACCTCATAATTCGGATTGGCCTTGATCAGCGCGGCTTCTGTCGTCCAGTCGTCGCCCGGATCGATGCCGTACATAAGAGCGAAGAGCTCGTCCTCCTCGACTACGCCTTCAAGCACCCGCCGCGCCTCTACCACCGCCGCGTAGCAAGGACCGGAGACGTTGGCGCCGGCCGTCGTGATAATAAGCTGCAACGGCTGTTCACGCGCTCCCATGCCGGTTTCCATGCTCGACACCTGATCGTCGGTATCGTGCTCATGGTATTCGTCGTGGATTGCGCAATGCGGCGAGCTGCCGTCCCCTGGACGACCGACGATCGGTTCGAACCGGCTTTCATTGCCGAGCACATGCAGGTTTGAAGCGTTGACCGTCATTCCGACAGCGGAGCACAATTGCGGCGAGCGCAGCGCCATTATGCGGGCCGGCCGAAACACTTCCCACGCCTGCCGCTCATTGGTTGCGCCTGAATAGACTTCCGCGCCGTGCTCGCCGTCAAAGGTGAGCATGTACAGGCCGATCGCTGCTGCCCAAGCCGACTTGCCGTTCTTCCTGGGCTCTAGGATCAGCGCTTTTCGGAACCGGCGATAGCCGTCCGACTTCCGCAACCAACCAAACAGGCAAACCGTCTTGAAGCACTGCCACGGTTCAAGTGTAAGCTTCTCCCCGGCAGATGCCCATTTGCCCTTGGTGTGCGGCAACAATTCGATGAACCTGCATACCCGTTCGGCCTTCTCAGCGTCGAACCGGAAAGGATATGCCCGCCCCTTTGATTTCTTCAGGTCTACAAGGTGTCGATGGCAGGCCAGGCGCACCCACTTATTTGCCGGCTTAGTCCCGGCGACCACGGCCCGCGCATAGCGGTTTGCCGCATCAACATGTGGGTGTTTTTTGCCTGCCATCGATCATCCCATCAAAGCCTTGAAGGGATTGGCTTCCGGTTTCTTGTTCACCGACACCTTCGAACGGGCCGCCGGCGTCAGGCCGAACTCGGCGAGCAAGGATTGAGCATGGCGCATGGCCTCGCTTCGCTGCGCAACCGCCGGATGCCCCTTGATCTGCTGACTGGTAACGCGACCCTCGCCGTCATACTCGGCGGAGCTGACGAAGGTTCTGCCACCGTCTTCGATCACGGCCGTGCAGATTTCCACTTCTTCGAGGCGAGAAGCGGCAAGAGCCAGCGCCGCCGTGTCGCTTGCCGATGCAATTCCCATCGTGTCGATCAAGCTGACCAAACCCGCGAAGATTTCTGCGGCCCTCGCCGACAGCCAGGCCGGTGGCTGGGGAAGATCCGAAGCGGCCAACGGCGCATCAGGGTTCATCCTGCAAGGCTGGGCAGTGCCGGCGACGATCTTCAAGTGATCCGGAATGCGTTTTCTACCTGCCATAGAAATTCACCTCAATTTTGCACATGCAGAAATCTGTCTCCCCATACGGTCCCGCCCCTACTGGCCCAAAGCTCGGACACCTCCCCCTATTCATGCGCTCGACCGAAGCCACCTTCCTCTATTGCCGCCTTCCTGCTGTTGCAGGGGCGGCACATGGGCTGCCAGTTCGACTGGTCCCAGAAGAGGAAGTGATTGCCCTTGTGTGCGATGCGGTGGTCCACCAGAGACGACGGGGCACCACAGGCACAGCGCTCATTGCCAGGCAGATCAAGAAAGGCCTTCGAAGCCTTTTGCCATTCGGTTGTATATCCACGCTGTCGCGCGCTTGGCCGGCGCGCGTCGGATGCTGTCCGTGATGCTGCGGCGCACAAGGGGCACCCGGCACCGTGATAGGCAGGATGGCCGCGAGGGCAGTGGCGAGCGGGTGACATGGGCATCAGGTCATCGTCACCCGCAGCTCGATCCGCACTAGCGTGCTGCCAATGTGGAACGGCTGCACTGATTGAACCTTGCCCAGGCTGCCCGCAGTCGCAAAGTCATCATTGGCGCGAGGTAGCCCATAGGTGCCCAACGACGAAGGCGACATGATCACTTCCCGATCCTTTTGGGTGATCAGCCCGACGAGTTGCTCAACCTGGTATCCGCGCACGAATCCTACGGCGTTCTGTTCGGTTGCGCCGCGGCGGAACGCGATCGGCTGCCCCTTGCGGGCAATGCCATCGTCAAGCTTGGCGATCTCGGTTGCGGCGTCGGTCATGGTGTGCCCGCTCCAGCATAGCGAGCCAGCAAGCCTTCAACGTCGGGAGGCAGGCCGGCGCCACCGCGAAAGCCGCCAACCTGGTAAGTGGTCGCGCCAAGCCCTTCGATGCTGTCGGAGCGGATCATCGGGTCGCGGGTGCGGGCGTACCAGATAGCCTTGATAAGGTTGATCATGGCCCGCTCTATGTCATGGGGCAACGTGCGGCCCTCTTCGCCCGGCAAAAGATATCCAGCGACATACTCCACCGCGATCAGTCCGGAAGGCCAGGTAGAGCGCAAACCGTTGGCATCGAGCTGATAGAGGTAGCCACCAGCGTCTTGCTCGACAGTCTCCAGATCGACGGCGGTGCCGTTGACAGTCACACTGGCGACCGAAATCACAGGCCACCGCGAAAGCACCAGCGATCGAGCTGGCACGGTGGGATATAGTTTCTCGCTCAACGTCTCGCGAGAGAACACACGCCGGCACCAGGTTTGGATGGTGTCCGTTGCCTGGTCGATTAGCACTTTAAGAAAGTCATCTTCGGCGGTGCCAGACAGACGGATTTCAGACTTCACCATTTCAAGCGTGGTCAGCTTGGTTTCGGCTGCCGGTTCGATAATGGTCAGTGTCATAATCAGGTCTCCATCAAAAGCGAGGCGGCACGGCCAACATTGTGCTGGCCGTGCCGTTGGACTTGCCATGCTCGGCTGTCCGTTGAGCCCTTCGCCGCTTAGGAACAGCCGGCGCTCGCGATCTTTGCCACCTTGAACCCACACTTGAACCGCTTTCACGGCGGGGCAGCAGGCAGGTGACTTCCCGTTGTTGGACAGACCGAAGTGCCCTCAATGAACGCTGCCCCTATGTCCCTACGCCACCGGCGCGGTGTGAGGATGGCCCTTGATGGCAACAGCACCGGCCGCGATCGACGTGCCGCTGTTCTTGGTCGCCACGATCCGGGCGTAACGCTTGCTGCCGATGTAGCCCACCTTGAAGCTGCCATCGGCGGTCAACGGATCGGCCAGACTGGAACCAATGACGGCTGCAGCCGGCGCTGCCGCAAAGTCCCCGTCAGTCGTGGTGTCGGATTCCTCGACGGTGACAGTGAAATTACCGGCGCTGGCAATCGCGCCGGTATTGATGACGAACATCACGCTTTCGAAGCCCAGGAGGTCGATCGCGGTGCCCTTGATGGTTGCCGCCTGCACGGCCGGCGAAAGCGCGAGGGCAACGCCGAGATTATGAACGAGGTCACGCATGTTGATGATCCTTTCCGCAATCGTCGCTTAGGACGTGGCGCACTTGATTTTCTTGATGGCTGCCGGCTGCACCACGGCACCACCGACACGGCGGGTAGCGTGGATGCGGGTGATGGCCTTGGTTGCCAGCAGGTACGGATTGACCAACACCGACATGTCGAGGCGGTCCACGATGCGGTAGCCGGTCGCGATATCGCCGAAGGCGATGGGCGTGGTGCCGCTGCCGATATCTTCCATGTCCGGCACCTCGACCACTGGCCGGCCCAGGATGGTTTCGGGCAGTCCAGCCGCATAGGACGGCTGCCACAGATAAACGCCGCTCGTGCCGTCCTTCAGCTTCCGGATTGCCGCCAGCGTCGAGCCGTTCATGAGCCAAGTGCCACGCGAGCGATACGCTGCCTGCAGGCTGTACATATGGGTAATCAGAAGATCGGCCGGCGCGGAGCCGAGCGTCGAGGCGTTGCCGGTCGGGGTGTAACCGACACCGGAAGCGGACAGGATGCCTTCCGGCGCCAGCGGGCCAATACCAGAGACGAAGGCCAGTCCTTCCTTCTGCCCGAAGTCTTCGGCGAGCGCCATGCGGACTTCAGCTTCGGCAGTGCCACCGCTGTCGGCGAGCAACTGGTTGCTGATATCCACAAAGGTCGAAAGGTTGCGAGCCGGAATGTCCACCTGTCCGAATGGGACGGTGCTTTCTGCCTGGTCGTCGGTTTCGCCTTCCCACTGCGCATTGGTCACGCCGGTACGGCGCGGATACTTGACGCTCGGCGAAGCAATCTGCCGCACCGTTGCCAGCGCGCGGATCGGCGAGAACTCCACCAGGTCACGAATAAACTCGGTGCTGATTTCGGCCGGGGCGAGATAGCCACCCTGCGGATCGTTCGACACGGTGAGTGCACGAAGCTCTTCAGCAGGCGAGCGGTCGCCCATGCGCAGATAGGTGCCGAAAGCCTGCCGACGCTCTGCCACCTCGGCGTCGGTCGTCTCAGCGCCATTGCCGGGGCGCTGGGTGCGAACGTCGATAGCTTCCAAGCGCTCGGTGAGCGATCGGATCTCGGTCGTCACGCGCTCATCAATTGCGGTGCGGTGCTGATCAACAGCAGAACGAAGTTCGCCGACAGCCTGCACGGCCGCCGTGAGATCTTCGCCACCACCGTCTTCACGGGTTTCGATCGGCTCGGCCGAACGGGTCTCGATAGGGAGGGAATGGTTCATTTCGTCAGTCCTTTGATGGAGAGCGCGGCGCGGCGGGCCGCCTCGATAAAAGCCGCGACGCCACCGGTATCGGCCGCGCCCTTCACACTGGTGATCCTGGCCTTTGACGCTGCGGGCAGGGACACGAGGCTGATTTCGACAAGCTCGATATCGGTGAGCACGCGGCCACCGTTCGGCCCGCGTTCTGCCGAGCGCGCCCGGAAGCCGATCGACAAACCGTTGACGGCGCCGGCCTTGAGCAATGCGAGCGCTTCCGCGCCCTTGGAGGTTTCGGTGACAAGTTTCCCCGTCACCTTCAGGCCGCGCTCATCCTCGACAAGCTCGGTCCACACGCCGATTGGCTGATTACTGTCATGGTTCCAGAACATTGCCGGACCATTTGTGGCCTTGCGCTCCCGAAGCGTCTTGCGGAAAGCGCCGCGCTTGACGGTATCGCCATAGGAATCGGGCTCGCCAAAAATGCTGGCATAGCCGGTGAAGGTGCCGGCATCGTCGGTGGCGAACCGGACTTCGGTCGCGGTGAGCGTGATGGTTTCGCGCTTCATTCCGGTTTCTCCGGTTGCGGGGGAACGGCGGGCGCATCGCCCTGTCCGGCCTGAAGGATCAATTCATCACCGCCATCGATCGGCGGCCGATTGTCGAGGCGGCGGATTTCGTTGCGCGTGAGCCATGCGCCGCCGGCAGCCTGTCGATAGGCAGTGAACCGCGCTGCCAGGTCGCCACGAAGCATGTCGTCAAAGACAGCTTCCACGAAGTATTCCTGCCGCTCTTCCGGCGACAGGAGCACCCGCTCCAATGCCGATTGCCAGATTTCAGCCCAGGGCATGAGACAGGTCTGAACGAACTGGCGCATCAGCTCTTCGACGTTGCGCCAGGTGGCGCGATCGAGGTCGCCGATCAGCGTGCCAGGCACCTTGAAGGCGCGGGCGATTTCCTGAATGACGAAGCGGCGAAGCTCGATGAATTGAAGATCGACGCTCGAAAATTGCAGCGCCTCGAACTCCATGCCGTCTTCAAGGATCATGGTCCGGCCGCTGTTGGCGCCGCCGGCATGGGATGCGTCGAAGCTGTCCTTCAGTCTCTTCAGCACGTCGTCGCCGAGCGTCTTGCCGTATTTGAAGACACCGGCCGGCCGCGCGCCGTTCGAAAACAGGCGGCCCTGGTGTTCCGTCATCGCCATGTCGATGCCGATGGCTTCGCGACACAGGTTGATCAGACATACTAGGCGATTGCCGATTGTGCCGGGTGTCGGGATATAGAGCACGTCACGCCAGTCGAGGACGCGCTCGACGCCATTCTCGCGCACCTTGAAGCGGGGTTCCGAGCCGGTTGTGTCGCGGGTGACGGAACGCGGGTCGAGGCGGTGGATTTCGCGGGCCTGCCCGTTGACGCGGATCACCAGGCCATATGCGGCACCGTGCAGCAGGGCGTCGAGCTGCATGGCGGTCCGTGTCTCGACACCACCAGCCCAAGGGCACCAGTCACCAGCGAGGATTTGTGCTGCCGGGTGCGAGCCATCCCGCTCGCGAGCACCACCGGCGCCGCGACGATAAAGATGAAACGGCAGGCTGCCCATGCTTTCAGATATGGCGCGGCACGACGCCAGCGTGGTCGGACTGCGCAAGGCCGTCTCGGCGGATACCGAAATGCCGGAGGCCGTTGGAACGGAGCCGAACAACGCGAGAAGCTCCGGCGTGGGGTTCGCCAGAGTACTCTTCGTTTCGATGCCGATTAGTCGTTTTAGTCCTTGGAGCATGTCTTCCACGCGCAATTCATGCGGGGAAGATCAGGCCAATCGGGCGCGCGGGGAAGGAATTTTGCCCAAAAGCGGGATCATAGAAACGCTGGGAAATGCAGGCAAATTCGGGGTTTTGCGTGGCTGTTACGCTGCCCGTGCCTGGCTGCCGAAGATCAAGGTCGAGGCCATCGCCTCGGCCTCTTGGCGGGACATGTCGCCATCATACTCCATTATCGCGGCGCGCTCTTCATAGACCATCATCCGGTCGTCTTCAGAAGCGACTTCATGCGGTGAAGTTTTTCTGAATATGTGCAGATCGGCACCCTTCAAAACCCTCAAAACCTCTTCCGGGCTGGAACCGTCGCTATCGGATATTTTCTGAATAGGCGCAGCAAGCGACCCTTCAAAACCCTCAAAACCATCGCGAACCGGGTTTTGAAGGTTTTGAAGGGATAGGTTCTCTGTCGTTCCCTGATTTTTCAGTGCTTCGTACCAGCGGCCCATTTTCACCCTCGCGCTTCAAGGTGGGGGTGCCATCTATATATTGCAGTTGGACGCCCGCCTGCTGCCCCAGCTTGCTTATTTATCTCCTGGCAATGTTCCGTCGAGAGCAGCAGGTCGATTGCTGCAGCGACCGAGCCTCGGTCGGTGAGACCAAGCCATTCCTTTTGGTGAACATCGCGGAAGGTAAACTCACCAGGAAGCTTTCCACGTCTTTCGATAATGAGCCTGGCGCCATCCTCGGCAACTGTATCGCCCGACGCATAGAGCCGGTTGGCATGGGTACGGAGGTAGTCGGCCCATCCTAGCGCCAGCGCTGTCGCTTGTTCGCCAACTAGATATCGACCACCGCCAATCAGCTCGAACAGCAAAGCCAGGCTGGCAATCGTTTTAGGCAGCTTCAAGATATGGCTTTCCAGTGTGCTCGACAGCTGTCCGCTTCTGGCGTCGGTTTGGATTTCTTCCATCCACTCCCGATACACGGCCTGCGCCTCTGTCGTGAACCGCAACACCATAGGGTAGCCCGGCTCGCCCAAATTCATATCGTGCAGTTCTTGGAAAACCTGCTGATATCGTTCTTTTGCGTCTCGGTCGGGGCTGCGATCGACCCACTTCCAGGAGCCGATATCGTCGGGCCAAACCGCTAGCTGGAGACGCTGGATCAGGCCGTCATTGCTTGCGCCGGTCACGGCACCGCGCACGATCGGCGCTATACGGGAAGGCTGAACGCCTCCTATAATCGAGAGTGTGCAGTTCTCGATTTTGACCGTGCCACGGCCAATCCGGTCATAGGTAAATTGGCCGTCGCCATTGAAGGCTTCGAGATAAAAGGCACGGTCACTGGCATAATCCTCACTTTCCAATTTGGCGAGGAAGCCCGGCAGCTCATCACGGATCAGCAGCAGGCCACGCGGATTCTCGTTCAACAATTCGCCCAGCTTCTCGACCGTAGCGTCATTGACGATTAGTCGAGGGCATGGCGGGGTTTCGTCATCGCCTTGCATTTCTTTCAGAATGGAGCGCGCGGCTTCTCTATCGCCATCTTTCAGAGCTTTGGCGGCGCGTTTTTTGATATCCTTGGCATCGAGGCCAGCCAGCTCTTCGTCAATCTCGGCAGTGCGGCAATCCTCGCGCCACGTCTCGGCCATCTTGCCCTCGATTTTGAAGACCGGCGCCAGCGCGGCTGTCATAGCCGGTGACTTCATTGCGCTGGGCCTGCCGATTATGGCCCCCCAAAGATTGGGCGTAACCTGCCAGTCGTCATATTGCTTTGGAGCAATACCGACACGATTGCCGACCACAGCCGCGATTCCACACAGAGCAGCTACGGCCGCAAAGTCGGCGGGCGCTTGCTGGCGATGGGCAACATCGAGCACATAGTCGCGGATCGCCACCGGTAGCAATTCCGGAATGAAAGGCTTCACAGGCGGCAGGCTGGAGACAATTGGCCGTGGGGCATTCGTCCCGGCAGCCTTAAGGGTGCGATCGTATTCATCGATCGGGATGACGCTATTGATCATTCCGGTGCTCCCGCGGTCATGTCTTTGAAAGCGATCACGGGATTTTTGCGGGGGGTGGCCTCCGCGACTACGGCAGCTTGCTCCCGCGTCTCAAACATCTCGCCAAGCGGCACGATCGTGGGTCCGCGCAAGATGCCGACAGCCCGGAAACCGCTGGAAAGTTTAAGCACCGATACGTGCAGATATCGGGTCATGCCACACCTCCCACTACCAGATCATGGACCGGGATATTGTCGAAGTGCCCAACTTCCTCGGCAGCAACAATGGCGTCGGAATAGCTGAAACTGTCATGCAGGCCGATCTTGCCGCCATCGGCTTCGACAGCATCCACGAAGAATATGCGGCGGCCGATATTCCTGAACTCAAGCTGCACGACGCCAGCACATTCGCTCCGGCTTGGCCCGGATAAGATGCCGGTGGATATTTCGATGTGTTTCCACGTCATGCTGCAATACTCCGGCTAGAAGCCAGCACCGACAATGCCGGCAGATGGCTGGGCTTCATGTGTTCTCGATAGAGGGGAAGGATCGTCTCTGCGACCGCAACGCGGGGGGCGTCCCTCAGCAGGTCAAAGGCGAGGTTCCAATTCAAAACTACGATGCCTTGGCATCGGTCCCGCAGCCAATCGAGCGGGCTGGCGTGGATCGTCAAGTATCCGTCGAAAGTATAGGTCGTCGCGGCCACGATATTGTCCGCGCCCAAGGCAAAAGCGCGGTTGTGCCAGGTCGCCAATTCGCCCCCAGCCGGCGACCAGAATACGATGTCGTCGTTTTCTTCGAATACGAGGAAGCGCTGGCCGTTGGTGTCGAGGTCAAAATAGCGATCCTCGACCACGGCGCCGCGCACCACAGGTAAGTCGCTCAGAGTTACCATGAAGGTCGGGGGCACCCCTTGGCTCAATAGCCAGGCATACTGTTGCCAGTCGATAAGAGTAGCAGGGAGGTTGTCCGTCTCAGACATCGGGCCGCCCCCCGATAAACACGTCAGGTCCGAAGTGGCGCGCGATGATCGGAAAGCGCCTTGCGATTGCCGAGCACTTCACTTCGGGGTAGGCTTGAAGCTGGGAATTGCCGTTGCTTTGGTATTCCATCTTGCCGCTGCGTAGGGGTCCAGCCTGCGCAGCGGTTTTCATTTCAATTACCGCGCTATCCATTGTTGGCACCCGTGTCGCTGGTGCTGGCCTTGCTATCGCCGAGCTTTTCCAGCGCCCAGGCGTCCAGATCGTCGCGGTGATATAGCGCGCTGCGGTTGAACTTTTGGAAGCGCGGTCCACCGCCAACCGAGCGATATTTATCCAAGGTTCTCATTGCGATAGTTAAACCATGAGCGGCAGCAAGGTACGTGCTGGCCTCATCGCTGCGGTAGCGCACTTTGGCGCGAAGGGCCGATGGCAGATAAAGCTCCGCCGTTCCCGCCGAAGCGGGTTTCAAATTTTGTTCCATGACTATCTCCTATTAGGGGGTGGCGAGTGGCAAGTCGCCCGGGCTCAAGTCGTATCTATTGGCGGCATCTGGTGAAGTTCACCTGCCAGTAGAGCGCCGACATATAAGATCGGCTTGTGCTCCATTTCGGTCATGCGCTTGAGCTTGGGACTCTCGTTAGCTGCCGCCTGCAGATCCTCGTCTGGAATCGGCTTGGAGGGGTCACGTACCCATTCTGGCGGCGCTACATCCGCTTGGTAGTCAGCCTGCACAACCTGACGCTCTAGCGCTCCACCGATTCGAACCATCGTGATCCGCGCATGTGTGCCCGGCGAAGTGGCGAAAATTCTTAGTGGGCTTTCGATCAGCGGCTTTCCGAAATGTCGGATCAAATCCCCGCTCGCGGCGAGAGTGATCAGCACTTCCATGGCATCGACAAAATTGTGGGAAAGTGGGAGATTGGCCAACTCCGGCACGCCAAAACCTTGCCACACGTTGGCCCGGCCCATGCCCTGCACATTGCCCGGGAAGTGCTGGTGCCAATGCGAATGATGCTCCTGCGTTAGGGTGTAACGCTGTACTGTATCTACCGAGTCTTTCACGCGGTAACTGCCAAGAACTGCAGTCAGCAAGACTGCCCCATCTCGGGCTGTTACCGTCGCAGCGCTGCGTCCACGTCCGCCCTTGGTCCGCAGGCCGGCCACCACCAAGTTGCGATCGTGATGCGCGACGGTGGCCTCATCTTCGCCTGTCACGGCGGCGATCACCTTCACAAGTTCACCAGGCGTTGCCATCAGCAGCTCCAAATCATTTGTCATTCACTTTTATATTGAATGACGCAGCGCGGCAATCTCCCATTCATTTTTTTTCTGAATGAAATACGCCCGACTATGATCGTCGATTCGCGGGAACCGGGGACAAAGCGAGCCGCCCCGTCAGAGCGAACCAGCGGGGCGGCGCAATCAGGAGCATTCGAAGCGCTATACACTGGCGGACGATAGCGCTTTGAGACGGATGATTTCGGCTATTAGGGCCGTGTTCTCGCGCTCTACGGCGTCGGCCCGCTGGGCTTGTGTGCCCAGCGCCTTTTCGACCTTGGTCAGCTTGTGTAGCAGATCTCGCTTGGTAAGCGCGCGGTTGGCGTCGGTGAGCTTCATGCCGCCTCGCTCAACCATGCTGGGACAGGCGCTGTGCCATCAACTGCGTTTGGTAGCCCATCCCTGAGTAGATAAAGCTGCCGGATAAACCACTCTCGCGTTCGGGGATGCATCTTGTGAAGATGATCCATGAGTTCAGCGCACTGCGACACTGTTAGCGACTTGTCGCGGGGCTGCATTCCTACAGTTTGAGCAGCGGCCGGCAGGGTCATGCCGACCGCGAGAGATGCGGTGGCGCCAGTCAAAAAGGTGCGCCGGCGCATCACAGCACCGCCTTTCTGGCTTGGGCAAGTAGGCGGCGGGCCTCGGCTGCAGCGGCGGCTTTTTGATCGCTCGACATTTCATTGCCCTGGCTCATTTCGTCGGCGAGGCAGTAGTCACTATTGCCCTCATCGGAGTAGTCGTGTGGCTCGTCGGTGACATTCCCACCGTGCTCGTTCGCTTCCTCTCGATCATCATCATTGTCCTCGGCGCGCGGGCCATTGCCAACCCAGCCCAGCCAAGGTTCGCCGTCTTCTGACGGCTCCAGGTCCGGGTCGCTGGTCATGGCGTCCAGCGACGCGATTAGCGCATCAACGGCCCCGAGGTGGCCCTCAATGCGTCGGTTTATGGAAGAGCGCCATTCGCTCGGATCTATTCCAGAAGGCAGGCCAACTGGTGATAGGTGAAGTATTGATTGAGCAGACACGGCTTCGCCGGCTGTCGGAACGCGCACGTTCGGCATGGATAACTCCCGTTGAGGTTTTCGTATCGAAGTGATACGTATGGCTCAACGTGACACCTAGGTCAATCCTTTTAGATAAATGTGAGCCTTATGGATAAGCCAACTGGTCGTCAACTGGCGGCAGCCCGCACGTTGCTCGGCCTCACCCAGGCCGATATTGCGGCACGTTCGAACCTGTCAGTACCGACGTTGAAGCGCATGGAAGCCAGTGAAGGGCCAGTCGCGGGTATGCAGAACAACGTTGATGCCGTTGTCCGCGCACTCGAATCGGCCGGCGTCGAGTTCATCCCGGAGAATGGCGCTGGCGCTGGTGTTCGGATGAGAAGCCGGTCATGAACGCGCCCGAGTCCGACAATCGGGACTGGCTCGACCACCCCGAAGTTAGTGCAGCGTTCGAAGTAGCTTTGACTGATTTGCTTGTCGAGTCGGACAGGGGGGCGGCTTTGATCGCTGCGGACATGATCTCGAATCAACTGGACGACACCTTCAAGCGTCTTGCTCCTTCTTTCCTAAGGCCGAAGCTGCAGCAGATGATGTCTTATCCAGGCGTCGCCAGTTCGCTGTCCGGCAAGGCCGATATAGCGGCATTAAATGGCTGGATCGATGAAGCAACGCATCGTGCAATAGGCCACATGCGTCGCATCCGAAATGACGCGGCCCACTCGAATAGAAACTTCCAACTCAAAACCCAAAGCGAACGGCTCAATGAGATGCTGAGCCTTGGCGACAATATCCCCACGGCCGTACACAACATGGCCGTTGAAATCTTGATCCGAAACCTGTTTCATACCCTGCAAAAAAATGGCGAAGAACTCATCGGCCAATTGGGGGAAAATCCTTTCGGCACTTTTGAGAAGATCGCCGAGCAACTGCAAGCACGCCCGGATTGGTCGGTGCCGTTGGAAGAGCGACTGCCCCGCCTGAAGCTCGGGCTCGGGGTGTGCTTGATCATCTGGCTCATGACGCTTCAACGCGAGCGCACAGAAAATCAGAGGGCCGGAAAGCCGGCATAGGGGAGTTAGGGCCGTGGCTGACACGTTCACAGACATAAAGATCAAGGAACTCGATGACGCCGCGTCCGGGCCGTCCGGCCAAGGGGCATTGATGCGGCTTGTGCTCCGGCTATCGGAGAGCGCCCCAGGTCCGTGGTCGCAGTATTTCAATCAAGCGTGGCAGCAGCACATCTACATGATGAAGCGCCGGGCATCGGTATCGGGTGACAGGCTCGAAATCACCTGTATGCCGGACGAACTTCAGAGCGATCATCTGCCGGAGTTGAGCAAGGTCATCGCTCAGACGAATGCCGCTTACGGCGCACATGCCGCCGAGCAAAGCCGGCTTCGGCAACAAGCGGCTGACGAAGCGAAGCGCCAGAAGGACGAACTGTCCAGCCTCAAGGGCAAGCTCAAATTCGACTGATAGGGGAACAACGATGTTCGAAGTCGGGAAGCGATACGAAATCCGCATGATCATCGGCGGCGATGAAACCACCATGTGGCGCACCGTCGAGAAGTATGAGCACCCGCTCGTGAAGTTCGCCGATGGTCACTCCGATGCGAAGAATGATTATCTGACGGCAGGCACAGTCCGGGGCGAAATTGTCAACGTCACCTCGCCGAACTTCATCAATGCGGTCGAGCGAGAGGTGAAGCCGATCCCAGAGCACCTGAAGCCGGGCAAGCCGCCAACGAGGTTTTGAGGGTTTTGAAGGGTGCCGATCTGCACATATTTAGGAATTTGCGCCGGTGCGGCCGCCGCTTTGAATCGGGGGAATAAGTATGGACACGCTCTCACTGATCGCCGAGCTGCAGAAATCCCTTCGTCCAGACGTTACAATCGAGGACGCTGAAAAGTGGTGGTCACTGGTGGTGTCCATCGAATCCAGCCTAGATTTCGACAAACGCCAGCCGAAGGAAGAAAAGCGCCTGGTGCAGCAACTGCGCAGCGGGGTGTCCGACGCGATCCGGCAAATAAGGGAACAATGGCCGTCGCCAAGCGTATCGTCGGCCATGGTTGCGTCCGGAGCACTAAGGGCAAGCGTGGAGCGCCGAACTACTGGAATCGACGGCTGGCCCATGCGCCGCTGAATTGTTCCACCGCTTTAAGCGTTCCCGGGTGCCGGATTAAGCCTCCCGCTTCCGGGTGGGCAGCGCCACAACCGTATCATTTTCGGATCCGCCGAGCGCCGTCGCGATCCGGACGGATACCTTGTCAGCAGCCAGCACCAGGGCGCTATCGGCCACGTGGGCATAACGGGCAGTCACGCCGGGCACCGAATGCCCAAGCATTCCAGCGATAGTCAGCTCGGAAAACCCCATCTCAGCGGCTGTAGCGGCAAATGTGTGTCGGAGCACATGAACGGTCACGCCTTCTAGCTTGGCCTTCGCACAATAGGCCTCCAGCGACTTCGGAAGTCCGACGAAATGCCCGTCGCCCCGGCTTGCTGGGAAAGCCCAGCCGTTTCGGCTCGGCAGCTTGTCAATGGCCACGAAGGCGCTGGCGCCGACTGGCCGCACCTGCGCACCGCTCTTTGTATCTGGGAAGCGGATGCACCCGCCCCGGCGGTCCAGCCACTCCACCTTCGCCGACAAGGCTTCCATCCGACGGCAGCCGGTTAAGAGCAGGAAACGAATGGCCGCGATCGCTACCGCATTGCCGTCCTCGACTTCGGACTGGCGCAACACCTTGCCCAGTCGCTTGATCTCTTCGACCGAAAGGAACCGGCGTTGTTTGCCGTCCGGTGCCTTCTTGACGCCCCGCGCAACATTTTCCGTGATGACACGCCGCTTCCGGGCAAACTCCAGAATTGTACCCAGCATCCCTACAGTGCGGCCAGCAACGCCTTTGCCGCCAGTGGTGGCACCACCCCGCCCATCGCGGGCCTTGGCAGTCTTCCCGGCGATAATGTCGCTCTGCATTCGCGCTACGTCGGCGGGCGTCAGGCTGGCAACAGTCCGATTGCCCAGCAACAGCTTCACATGCCGCTCGATTCGGCTCTTATCGACTGCGAGCGTGGATGCCTTGATGCGACCATCGGCATCTTCAATGTAGAGGTCGCACACTTCCGAAACCGTGATCGAGCGGCGTATCTGCTGGCGCTCGGCGGAAGGGTCCGAACCCTTAGACACCTCGGCGAGCTTATCCCGCGCGAGCTGGCGCGCCTCTTCCGGTGTCAGGGTTCCGACGCGACCCACCGCCATCTTTCGCTGTCGGCCCTCGGTGTTCCGGTATTTGACGATGTAGGAGGCCACCCCGGAAGGCATCATCCTCACGCCAAAACCCTTCAACTCGGTATCCCAGAGGAATTGCTCACCAGCCGGATCGGGCTCGAAAGCATCGACTATGCGCTTGGTGATTTTTGGCAT